CGATGTCTGTGTGTGACCGAAATGCCAAAGACACAGTGTTAGTCTTTTCCACCGTTGACAACCTTGAGTCCGACAACGTCAGCGAGCTTTGAAATGTCGGTGTCGATGTCTTCGGTCTTCATGCTGTCAAGATTGCCGACCCGGGACTCTGACCGGTCAATAAACATACCAAGATGCTTGGCGATCTGTTCCATGCTACGGGAAGCGTTCGTGTGATCCTGTTCTGCCATGGAGCTTTTATAGATTTCGTCGAATCTGTCCAGTACCTTGTCAGCGCTCCAACGCATCTTTTCCTTTGCTTCTTCCATTAGTTCGTTGATCCTTTCCTGAATCTTTGGTTGCCTGACCCACATACGTGCATGGACATCGTAGTTTGGATAACTATGATCATACCCTGACTTTATCCATGCTTCAATAGGATCTGCGGTGGCAATGTAGGCCAAGCAAAACTTTTCTTCTCGCATGGTCAGTCCGTTGCTCAGGGTGACACGGGTGATGTCCTTGTAGGAACCGTTCTGATAAAACTTTGGTCCATCCAGATCCTTTGTCTCTAGGTACTTATCATATTGTTTCAGCAATTTCTTATCCTGTTTTTTTATCTCTTGGGGGCTTTTGGGGCCTTTTACGGTGAAAATCTCTGGGTATTTTTCCGAGACCGTGGTTCCGCCGAATCGCTCACGGTAGTAAATTTCTTTTCGTATGAGACCCAGAGTAGCAGGTGCGTAGTGTTCAGAGAAATCACCGGGGTTTTTATCAGTGACCGTAGGATCACAAGGGTCTTGGTGAATGGTTTGCTGCATCTGATGACCCGCTTTGGAATGGATAGATGCAAGTTCCTTTAGCTCAGCCAGTGTGGTCCCCTTGAACTGGAGAAGGAGATGCCTGCTATGACGTGGTTGTTTCTGAGGGGCACTCATTCGGTCACTTGTCTTTCTTACTCGAACGCATGTCGTTGTATAGATCAAATAATGTCTTTACTTTTTCTTTCAATATGTCGATTTCAGAGTGCATTTTGGCGAGGACAACAACCAGAGTTATAAACGATACCCCAATGGGCCACAATGATCCAACTGATTCTAGCAGCTCCATAGGAGACCCCTCTATTTTCATATCGAGGATAACACCGATGTGCAAATTATGAAAAAATTTTGGGGGTGGGGTAACTCAGAAAAAACATAAGGGGGGTCTTTGTAAGATGTTGTTCTATGTAAAGTCTGAAATTTTGAAATTATGTGGGGGTGGGGTGTTATAACAGAAGCAGACGGGGGCATTTTTTCCCCTCCCCCTCGGGCAATGTGGGTTGGATTAGCACAGCGATTGCTTTGCTTTTTACCCCGTGGAACGTAGAGGGAACAATCTGTAGGTACAATCACGGGGAGAACAAATGGGGTACAAACCCTAGAACAATCCCAAGAAAGAACAAACAAGGTACAAAATAATTTCAAATAGGTGCATGTTTTTCTTTACGTCGTGATCGATCTATGATTTCCTGCATAAATCGGATCAATCAAGGTCCGCCCTCGGGCGATGCCCGGCAACACAGGAGACTTACAAGATGGCCATAGTCTACAACAAACATGGTGAAATGCTCAAAGCGATTCCCCTCAAATCGCTCAAACGTGGTGATCAGTTTTTGCGCAAGCCAGACGCCACCAAAGTGTTTTACAAAGAACACTATAATAGGAAGTCATGGCACAATCCCACGCCTTCCTACACGTGTATGCCAAACGATGACATGTTTGGATCTGGCGTCTGTATCAACGCCAAGGCAATCGTCTTCGTTGATGTGTCGCTCAGTAACTGGAACGACATCGTCAAAGCGGCGAACGAGAAGTACTCAAAGAAAGCCTGATACACTAGGGTCCCGGGATTGTCCCGGGACCCACCTATCACCACGGAGAATGACATGTACCAAGACTCACTAAGATACCACATCGGAAGCATCTGTGTGATGCTGTGGGCAACAGGGTTGATCGTCCTAATCGAGATCATCAGAGCCTGATACACTAGGGTCCCGGGATTGTCCCGGGACCCACCTATCACCACGGAGGAAACGAGATGACAATCAAATGGAAAATCATAAATATCTGGGATAACCTTGTCCTTTGGGCAATGGTAGTCGGGTATGCCTTTATGTTGCTATACGCTGCGTTGCACTACTACCTATACTACTAGATAACCACGGGGCCTCGGAGAAATCCGGGGCCCCTCTCTTTTTCTTTTCCGCTGTTCTTAAGGACTAACCTGAACATTTCCCCAGACTCCCTACCGCAAATCTTCAAAGGAACAGACCGTGAACGTTCCCGTGTATAAACCATAAAGAACAAAACGTGAACAAACTAGGCACGCTTTAGCCCGGTCACCGTGAAAGTGACCGGGCTGTTTAGCGGTTTAGCTTAACCGAAAAGCTTAGTAGGTGCTGGGCGTTCGGCCTTTGCCGTGGCGGCTTTCGGTTCGGCACGTTCCGTAACGTGGCGGAGTGTGAGACTTTTCTTAAAGCCATTAAAAGTCCCGATCAAATCGGTTCCCTCCGGCAATCCTACGATGCTAACAGAAGCGTTACCGCTCAAGTTAACCCAGTGACCGGAGAGTATGTCGCCAGTCGCTTTAAGAGGTGCCCCCATTTCAAAGGCAGTCAACGGCACGGTGATGACGATATCGACAGAGGCGTTTTTCTTTGTAGCCATTTTCTTAGTATCCTAGGTTGTTCGCCGAATCATTTCGACTGTCCAAAATATACAGGAAATTTTCCGAAAGTCTCATGCCCATTCTGCATGGCTGGGTTGCGTCAGACGCATGGCTTATTGTCTTGACTAATCCATTAATAGTGCGTAAAGGCGTTTTATGCCCTGTTTACTGTTTGTTCCCCATGGTTCCTATTCTTGTTTTGTTCTCAAAACAGCCAGGCTATTTTTTTATATATAGGATCATATGGATTTTATCTTGAACGTTTCTTATTTTATTAGCAGACTAACCTGAACATGTCCCCAGAACATACCGTGAACAAACTTTGATCATGGTGTTTAAGAACAAACCGTGAACATATCCCATGTTGTGGAACAAACCATGAACAAACTTTAATAAAACTTGGGGAACAAAAGGTGAACATCCTGTTTAACTTGGAACAAACCGTGAACAATCCCCTGATAAACATATGAGAACATGACAAGAACATACATTAGTTTTTCTATTGACTGTGATATTAAAGTAACACTTATGGTCAGGGACTTAGTCAGCCGAGATGCTCGGAAAAAAACCTCTTGACTGTGTGGTTTTTGCCACGGTGCCGGGAAAAACCCTGCAAAAACAACGGGTTACGGAAGGGTTGACAAGGTGCCGGTGCTCCGCCAGACTTGGCCCCTCGAAACCGACCTTGTTATCTAGATATATATAATAATCTTATATCTGATTAAACAAGGTTTAGAATAACTAACTCTAAGGAGACCAGTGATATGACAATGGTAGTGACCTATCCTTCCAAGAAAGAACTTAAGGCCAACATCGGTAAGCATCTGAGGTATATCGAGACCAGTATGTTTGGTCCGGAATACAGGTCTAACGGTAAAATTGTGGTGGCCAATAGGCCCCACATTACCGGAATGGGACGTGAGTTCTTTGCAGAAGTGACCATGGAAAATGATCTTATCAAAGGAGTTAAGTGATCATGGAATACCGCATTATTTTTGACTGCGAACACTGCGAAGGGACCGGGGAATACATGGTTCGACGTGGAGCAGTAAATCGTAATGGTCCGTGGATTACGGATCATTCAGTGTCCTGCACTCAGTGCGGTGGACATGGGGAAGGCGGCATGTACAATGTCAATGCGGATCTCTATGATTCGATTGAGGATGTTGCCAAAGATTATCCCCAATATCGTACTATCGAAGTACACGGCCCTAAGTATGAATCAGAGTATTTATTCAAGGCAATGCCAGTCAAATATGGAGCACACTAATGACAACACTTAAAGTTCTCAAAGAATATGTGGGATCTGACCTTGGTCGTCCCAGTAAGATGCCGGGCTTTGCATGGGGTATCAGTGCAAAGCTATGTAAGACCGGGGCTAACCTAGCTAAGATCAAGGGTTCTGTGTGTCACAAGTGCTATGCACTCCGTGGTAATTACCTATATGAATCCGTAGTAACGTCCCATAATAACCGGATCAATGGTTATGACCGGGACAATGTTGGATGGCGCAACGCTATGATTGAGCTAATCAGGAAACGTATCCCACAAGATTCCGCAGAAGAATCTAAGTATTTCCGGATCTTTGATGCCGGAGATATTCAGAGTGTCCAGATGTTACGTGACTGGATCTTTATCGCTACCCAGTTACCCGATATTAAGTTCTGGCTTCCGACAAAAGAATATCGGATTATCAGAGCTTTCAATGAGCCTATCCCTGACAACATGGTAGTCCGGGTATCTTCGCCTAACATAGACCAGCCACCATTGTCCTATGCGAGGCCTTACGAAAAGTTCACACATACTTCCACGGTTCACAGTTCTACAGAGCCTGTAGGATTTACATGTGAAGCCTATACACGAGGCGGTAAGTGTGATACATGTCGTGCTTGTTGGGATCATGAGATTCCCAACATTTCTTATCCGAAACACTAATAGGGGTTATTGTTACCATGGAATACGAAATCAAAAACAGATTTACAGGCGACATTCAATTTTCCGTTGAGGCGGATAGTATGGGAGATGCGCTAAAGATCGCAATCAAAGAGGGTGCCGATCTAAGGGGTGCCGATCTGTATGGTGCCAATCTGATCCATGCCAATCTAAAGGATGCCAATCTAAAGGGTGCCAATCTAAAGGGTGCCAATCTAAACGGTGCCAGTCTGTACGGTACCAATCTGAGCCATGCCAATCTAAATGGTGCCAATCTGTTTTGTGCCAATCTGTTTTGTGCCGGTCTAAAGGGTGCCAATCTGTACGGTACCAATCTGACCTATGCCAATCTGTTTAATGTTGATCTGACTGATGCCAATCTGTATGGTGCCAATCTGTATGGTGCCAATCTAAAGAATGCCACTCTGTTTGGTGCCAATCTGAGCCATACCAGTCTGACCGGTGCCATTCTGGAAGGTGCCAATCTAGTTAATGTCAAACTAGATGGTGCTAATCAGAGTGATACCAATATGACTTAGATGTTACCTGATCCACTATAGTTCTCATCTGAAACACTGACAGGAGTTAATAATATCATGAGTGTAATCGATCTCGATTTCGAACCCGTTGTCCATAACATCTCAACGGTTCATGGGAAATGCCCTAATCACAAGGCAATCCTACATCCTGAAACAAACAATGTCCTCGGAATTGTGGGTTCCAAGTTCCGGGTTATCTCTAATCCAGAGGTATTCGACAAGGTCGAAGGGGCCATTGACAATGAGCTCCCCCATCAGAACTACCATGTCGTTAACCATCAGAGCCGAGGCTATGCCCGGACTTGGCGGGAATATGTGTTCCCCGATATTGAGCGCCAGATTAAGAATGATAAACATGAGACCAAATTGGGGTTCCGTATTATCGTTGACAATAGCTTTGACGGTTCCGGATCTAACAAGGTCTTGTTCGGGGCCATTGATGACTTCTGCACTAACGGAATGATCCATGGTGAGTTTGATGTATTCAAACGGGTTCATAAAGGATCATATGAGATCCCAAACATGGAAGGGATTCTTGGTCGGGCATTGGCCCAGTATTCAAACCAAGCTACCCGGTATAATGTCATGGCCAATACGCCACTGAAACATTCCGATGCGCTTAAGTTTATCGAAAAGATTCTTCCGAATAAGCAGGAATTGGATCTTGATAATCTTGGTCATATGCATTCAAAAGAACATATCAAGCTTAATCGTATGGGTCACAAGCTCTATGACCAGTATACTGATGAGGCCCAAGTGCGTGGTAATAATCTCTGGTCTTTGTATAGCGCCATGACATTCTTTGCATCCCACGATTCAGAGCGGTTTGGTCTTAGTCGTTCTGCTAATGACACACACTATGAGCGTCTGCATAGACGTAATACCCGGGTTAATTCATGGGTCAATTCTAATGCTTGGAAGACCTTGACCAATGATAGCCAAAGGATCTCAGCATAATGGATATACTCTTGTTCATTATCCCGCTGGTCATTCTGTTTTTTATCATCAACACCAACATACCTCGGAGGTGACATAAAACCCATGGGAAAAGTTAAGAACTGGCTTATGGATATGCAGGCAGATGCTCACGATATGTCTGTCGCAGAGTTTAAAAAAAGATGGGGGGAGGAGTTTATGCCTATCTGGTATAACGAGCATAATCTTGATAACCCACGAAGTTGGGTTCTCTGTGACGAACCTTCTTGCCGCTGTAATATTAATCCGGAACCTGAGGATACTATCTAATGACAAACAAAGAACAGCCCAAAGGCACAGAAGTACACTCTGATCTGGTCAAGGACTATATCGAGACTGTATCAGCCACACCCTATGAGGATCTTAGTCTTAGCGAGATCAATCAGTTCTTGTCAGACCTTGATAAGTTCTATTCTGGTCTGGGGAATATCAGATGATCCATCTTATGCGAGAGGATGACGACATATATCAGGATCATATTAATAAACTAAGGGAGTATGCCCAGCGTATACCTACGAAAAAAGCACAGGATATAGCAAAAGTCCCCTTTCAAAACCATGTTGCAATGATCATTGGACCCAGAGGCAGAACCTTGTCTCTGGGTCGCAATAAGCTAAAGACACACCCAACACAGGCATACTGGGCCAAGCGACTTGGGAAAGATCATAAGATCTATTTACATGCTGAGACCGATGCCCTGATTAAAGCCATGAACAAACATGGTGGACCCGAATCAGTCTATGATACCGACATCTTGGTCGTCCGATTCAACAAGGATGGTGACACAGTATCATCGAAACCCTGCATCATATGCCGCCACATGCTCCAAGCACACGGTCTGAGACATGTGTTTCACACTTAGTGGTACCCACGTACCACCAAGGGGTCTTTGGCTTACCCAGCACCCCTTAAAATCAATTCATGAGAATCTTGGTAGTATCCCACGAGTATCTTGGATAGTGAACCACAACATCCCACCCCCATATAAATAATATTTTTCCACTTTATATCTGAAATACCAACAAAAGAGTGGAAAAACATTCAACACCCCTATATAAATTCCATAAACACACGCCTGATTCTAGGAGTAGCTAGGAGTAGCTCTGAGTATCTAGGATTCTTAGCTAGGAGAGTAAGGAATGATAAGGTTCACTATCCAGATACTCAGAGCTACTCAGAGCTACTCAGAGCTATCCCCGGATATCCGTGGTATATCCTAGATATACCTAGTACCTCCCGGGGTTCCTGCCTAGCCTATCACACATGAACCACCCTGTCAAACAAGGAGTCCATAACCACCATGGCAAGACTACGACATCTATCACCAGTGTCAGTGGATCTATCCCACATATCCACGATACCCGGTAAGACACCAGAGGAATCAGTGCTCTATTATGCCAGAGTTTCTAACCAAGAGTCCCAGAATAAATCTGATGGGCGTCTTCTACAGTACCTGATTGACCATGAACATTGGTCACCGTTTGAGATGGTCTCGATGTGTATGGATATCTCAACGACCCGAGATATCTCACGGCAAATGTTAAGGCATCGCTCTTTTTCCTTTCAGGAATTCTCACAGCGATATGCCAAGACACCCTTTGAGACGCACCCTAATTGTATCTGGGAAAAAAGAGAAGCCCGACTTCAGGATACTAAGAACCGCCAGAATTCTATTGAACTTGACCCCGAGAACGAAGAACATCGTAAGCTCGCAGAGCAATGGGAATTCCAGATGTACGATGTAGTCGAGGCATCAGGCAAAGCATATCGCTGGGCCTTGGAACATGGCATCGCCAAAGAACAAGCCCGGTCAGTTCTGCCTGAAGGTTTGGTCTCGACAAGGCTCTTCATGCATGGTACGCTCCGGTCTTGGATTCACTATGTTGCCCTTCGTTCAGGCCCCGAGACGCAGAAAGAACACAGGGTAATAGCACAGAGGTGCAAGGAGATTCTTATTGAACAATGCCCTAACATCCCATACACGGCCTTTAGTAATTCGGACACTTAGCTCAGTTGGATAGAGCAGCGGCCTTCTAAGCCGCAGGTCGTAGGTTCGAGTCCTACAGTGTTCACCACATCTGCTACCACAAGATCACAGCACTAACATAATCAAAGGATCATAATTAATCATGACAAAGACCAACGCCGCTTTAAAGCTACAGTTCAGTAAGCTGCTGGATAAACAGGAACAAGTTAAGACATCCGTGTTAAAGACATGGACTATCCTTGAGGATATCACTTCAGTATACGAATCCTCCATGGAAAAGCAGAAGAGCCTTGGGGAACACCATCTGTATTCCCAACGAATCAATATAGAAAAGCTGTTTAAGTCTATAACAACGCTTTACGCAATACACTTTGAGGAACTAGATAATAACGTAGATGATGTTGAAGTAATGATTCATAATTTAGCAAGTACACTCTGGAGCTATGATGCCGAGAAATAATCCGATAACAGACTCAGTTTTTGTACGACATGTACCCTGCACAAACTGTGGGAGTTCAGATGGGAACTCCGAGTATAGAGATACTCACGAGAATGGAGACATTGGCTCACATTTTTACTGCTTTGTCTGTAAAAAGACAGACATGCTGCCAGATACTAGGCCAGATTATGTACCGCACTCTCGTAATCATATTCAGGAATCAAAAGGAGAGAAGATGAACTCTAAATTTACGATTGAGCCAATCCCTGATCGTGGCATCAGTTTAGTAACAGCGAAAAAGTATGGTGTTAAAGTTCGCAAAGATACCAACGGTAACATCGTCAGCCACGCTTACCCTTACTACGATTATAACGGACAGAAAGTTCTCGCATATAAGAAGCGAGACGTGGAGAATAAAACGTTCTCGATCATGACATCCGATAACGGATCGTTCACTGATTCATCTTTGTTTGGACAGCAGTTATTCTCTGGCAAGGGTAAGTACATCACTCTTGTCGAGGGAGAACTCGATGCCCTTGCTGCTTACCAAATGCTCGGATCAAAGTGGCCCGTCATATCCCTGAAGTCCGGTGCGAACTCAGCCGAGAAAGATATCAGGAAAAATCTGGAGTTCTTTAATCAGTACGACAAGGTTGTCTTGGCCTTGGACAATGACAAGCCGGGCAAGGAAGCCGCAGAGAAACTAAGTCAGATCTTTGAGGTAGGTCAGTGCCTGATCATGCCCATGCATCGTAAAGATCCTTGTGAATATCTCAACGCCAATGACAGTTCAACATTCAGTCGAGAATGGTGGGAAGCAAAGCCAGTCAGTCCTGATGGTATCATCTGTGGCACAGACATCTGGGACATTGTCAGTACCGAGTTGACTAACGAATCAATCGACTACCCATGGCAGGCCCTCAATGATCTGACATATGGCATTCGTAAAGGTGAGCTTGTCACAGTCACTGCCGGATCAGGCATTGGTAAGTCTGCTATCCTCAGAGAAATTATCTATCACATCCTACAAAATACCGACGAGAAAGTGGGTGCTTTGTTTATGGAAGAAAGCATCAGGCGTACTGGTCTGGGCCTCATGTCCATTGATGCGAACAAACAATTCCATCTACCGACTACCACGTATACCAAGGATGAGATGAGAACATCTTTTAAAAATACCGTGGGCTCTGGACGTGTGTATCTGTATGATCATTTCGGATCAACCGAGATCGATAATATCATCAACCGTATCCGGTATATGGCCAAAGGTTTAGAGTGCCAGTACATTTTCCTTGATCACATCTCGATCATCGTATCGTCCCAAGAAAACGGGGATGAACGGAAAGCACTGGATGAGATTGTTACAAAGCTGAGAATGCTGGTGCAAGAAACTAATATTGCATTGTTTATTGTTTCACATCTTAAGAGGCCACAGGGTGGTGGCCATGAAATTGGTGGAGTCACCACGCTTTCCCAGCTACGAGGCTCCGCTGGTATTGGTCAGCTTTCAGATATCGTTATCGGTCTGGAACGGGACAGCCAAGCAGAAGACCCTATCGCCAGAAACACTACGCAGCTAAGGGTTCTGAAGAACCGGTTCTCTGGTGAGTCAGGCCCCGGTAGTAAACTTCTCTGGTGTAAAGAGACCGGGAGAATGTCCGAAGTATTTGATGACATAACAGAAACACAATTGGAGAGTTTTTAAACATGACTACTGCAAGGACTACAGCACAGCTAAACCGACGAGCCATCGTCACTGGTGTACAGGGACAAGATGGTTACTACCTAAGCAGAATGTTGCTCGACAGGGGTTACCAAGTTACTGGTATAAGCCGCCGTCATTCATCTAAATATGATCGAGGTCCCGTACACTACGACTCAGAGTACCGAGAGATTGAGGGAGATATTTGCGACACCTCTTTTATGATGTCGTTAATTAAAAAGGAACAACCCAACGAGTTCTATAATCTGGCAGCACAGAGTCATGTTGGATACAGCTTTGAAAATCCTGATACAACCTTTGACGTGAATGCCAACGCAGTACTCGGAATGCTCGAAGCAATTCGACTCACGTCCCCACATACCAAGTTCTATCAGGCATCAACATCTGAGATGTTTGGAACGGTGGCATCAGGTATGGCATCTGAACGCACCACACTTAGCCCTGCATCTCCTTACGGTGTTGCCAAGACAGCGGCTCATCATATGGTCAGGGTTTACCGAGAATCATATGGGTTGTTTGCATGTTCAGGTA